AAAGCAGGCTGAAGGGGGATGCAAGCATACTTTTCCCCGTTTTCTGGCACTCGTCACCTCTGAGTGCTAATTTATTCTAGCATAATAAACTGAGCGCAGCTGTTAGCCGCGCCCAGTCCATAATTGTAAGTATAGCGTAACTTGTTTAATCGACCAGTAGCCGTATTTTAGTTATAACGGTTATGCCTGCCCATCCGTTTCGTACCATTCTGCCCCTGATGTACTTTCTTCCTCTGACAGATGATATATCAACAGTTTTTACTCCTGTGGACAAGTTGCTCCACGACGCATAACTACCTGCCACCCAGTCGTTGCCGTTATTCCCATCGTTCCAACCGACACTATAAGAGCCGCTACCGCTTCCTGTCTGGTTAAACGTGCCTACTGTAATTTCAAGCTTTTTGAAATGCGTTAGATCAACAGGCTTGTCGAACACCCATGTGCCATAACAGTTTCCACTATATGTACCTAGCTCCGAATACAATCCGTTTTGCCATTTTACTGTCCATCCTGAAACACTACCGCTTTGGTATTTGCTTATAGCTGACCCTGCAAGGTCACCATACAGAGTGTTGCCCTCAAGAATAACAGTATCTTTGTATGTTTTACCGCCATGATTAAGCAAAATCCCTACGCTCATCGAATTATCACCACCTGTATATCTAAAGTAACTGAGGGAGCCTCTGTTGCCGCAAAGGTCAAAGTATTTGTTGTTGCTATCGCTTTGATTATTGCATTCCATGCTTCGGCATCTGTTGCATTATCGCAGACCGCCTGGCAGAAAGGAATGTCAGTAGCAAGTAGTCCGTCTACGCTGATCGTCTGGAGGAATAAATCTCCGGACCGGACCCAGCCGTTTGACAGGAGTTTGACCTGTTTTACGATCGGAGATCCTGCATATCCCTGAAGAATGGTGTCAACCTGATTTTTAGTGTAAACATCGGACGCATTAGCTTTAGTAACTCCCATGTTTGTTGTCAGGGTATCGATCGCTTTAATTGCTGCGTCCAGGGATCTCATTGTTCCGTTCCAGTCTCCCAGCCATGTCGGGATATCGGAGCTAATGAAGATCGGAAGATTGTAGTTATCGGTTCTGTTTGTTGCTGCCATAATTTAGCCTCCTTAAGGTGTAGGAATCAAAATATTTGCTGCATTACTGTCATATGTATATGCAGACATACCATAGTTATCATAAGCCTGCGCTGTAAGGGCCAGTGCGTCGTAGTCTCCGGCATGGATCCCTCCGGTGATATGGAAGGCCGCAAGCTCATAAATTACAGTCTCGACAGAAACGTATTCTCCGGTAAAAGGTGAATACATGTAAAGATTTACCTGACTGGCGATATCGTTGATCTGATCTGCGATCCGTTTGAATCTATAATTCGCTTCGTTGTAGTTGTTTGATACAGTCTTCGCAAGAGATGTCAGATCCTGCTGCATATTAGCGATTCTTTTAGTATGGTCGCTAACGATTTCCTGCAGGCTGCTAATATCTGCAGTATTCTGATTCATCTGATCCGTAAACTGATCCAGATCCGCTTCGAATCCGTCGTATGCTTCCGCGAATTTCTGGATCATCGACTCGAATGTTTTCATTTTGTCGATCATCCAGTCGAGGTTCAGGTCATGGAAATTTGACCAGGGTAAGCGCTGAAAGCTCATATATAAACTCCTTCCTCTGTCTTAATAAACCAGTAGACAGAATCTATTTTTGAAATCTGCGGATATGATTCCGTAGATATTTGTGTAGGCCATTGTTGCCAGATTTTCCTGCAGGATACGACCCGGAGACATGGATCCGTTATATCCGTAGCTGTGGACATGTGAATCGTTTTTGGATTCGCCTGCTTCTACAAGTTCAGCTGAGTTGTATCCGGGATTTTTTGATAGCAGGGTGCCTTCAACAATATCGTGCCGGTCGAAGTTGTTCAGCGGATTGATACCATATTCCAGGGATTCCGCGATCCGGTTCCAGTTCTTAAGCTGCGCGAGAGACCATACCTCAATAGCTCTTTTCATGAAGTCTGAGTCAGGAAAGACGATCTCAAGCTCAGCGCAGTCTATTAGGATCGTATCAATTACAGATTCTTTATCGACTGTCTCCGGAAGTGACATATCATCAAAGATCGTCGGATCCGCTCGATACAGCCCCAGAATTGACAGGTTCGCTCTCATCTTCTACCTCCTCATCAATTTCATTATATAGCAATTCAGGATCTTCTACAGCCGGAAATCTCCAGTCTACGGATATTTCTGTTCCAAACATATTGTTTGTTTCTTCAGCGCATTTTTTAAGGGATTCCAGCCATAATGAAGCGTTGCTGTATGTTTCTACGTCGTTGCTGCTTACCTCATTCGTAACGAGGCGCTCTTTTTTATCTGTATTTGCGTTCGGTATTCCGAGCGTCGTATCGAAACGCAGTTCGAGATAATGCAAGGTCTGAAGAAGATCCAGCGCGATATAGTTCTGTTTGACTCCCTGTGTGAAAGTCTGCCAGATATTGCTGTCCGTGCCATCATCGAGCGCTTTATCGTACACGACTGCCGGCTCACCGGACGCGATCTGATCATACAGTTTTTTCATACTTTCCGCTCCGCTCTTTGAGGTAGCCCGGAAAGCGTAGGCCATGTGGCTGTTGATCATATTGACACCGGAAGCCTGCGCTGCAAGTGCCATCATATCGGAATAATATCCGATCAGGTCCATCACAGAGCCATAGTCAGGCTGCAATTTGAACAGTGTGCACTGTTCATGTATCCGCAGGTCCTTGATTCCTGACAGCAGCGGATTCGTGATGATTGCGCGAGTAGGCTGATAATATAGGCCATATCCTGCAAGACCGCAGTTCTGAGGGATCACTCCATATTTATCTGTCTGCAGGACCGCGATATAGCCATAGCAATACAATGTATATAAAAAGTAGTCACGATCCCATTCCTCCGGGAGTTCCCATTTAAAGACGGACATAGCCTTCTGCAGGAGATATCTCGCGAAAAACTGCGCCAGGCCGGTGCCTCTGATATGGACCGTTGACGGCGTGACCGGCGCGACATGCGCGTTGATATAATCATACTGGTAGGGCGCGCCGCTGTTTGCCGAGTAGGACATGCTGTTTCCTCCTTAATTTATTTCTTATGTAGTAGAGCCATAAAGGTATTTTTCTGAGCTCTGGATCTCCGGAGGCGTAAATGTAGCCCTGGAATGTAAAAGATGATCCGAGATATGGATTTACGCCTGACATATTCAGCAGATAGAATTCTCTTCCTGAATAGTCGCTGTTTCCTGTAATGATCGTGCCGTCGTCGTTGATCTGCTCCACGATCGAGACATGCCCTGCGCCGGATGAGCCTCCGGACCAGCAGGCGACTGCTCCCAGCTTCGGGATCTGTCCGCGCGGATATCCGTCGGATGTATTCGGATACCATGTATTCGCGTTGTGCAGCGACGTTGTAGGCTGTGCTCCGTTGATCTCGTATAGTCTTCCGAAAGCGTATGCTGTACAGTTTGGAAGACACCATCCTGTCGTGGTATCTCTGATGGGAAATAGATTGTATCCTCCGTAGTCATTAGACAGCCAGTATATCGATCCTACAGTCGGAGCTACAAAGCGCGGAGTGAACGCGCTACTCATAGAAAAATCCTCCTGACATGTATCCCTCGATCGCGCTCAGTTCCTGCGCTGTCGCAGGCGCTTCTATTTTCGGATCCTCGATCTTGATGTATCCGGGGATCGTGGAGAGCTGCCTGATCTGGCACAATGGACGGCCCTTGTCTGCTATATCATCGTCTGCAAGTTCAAAGAATTCACCTATCAGTGTAATATCACTTGCGAAATTGATAACGGATCCGGTGCCTCCTGTCATGTTGGCCTGAGGCATTCCGCTGTTGATCGCGCTGAGAACATTTCCTGCGAGGCCCATATAGTTACCTACTGCAATATTACCGATCCCTCCGAGGACGGAAGAAGCTACGCCGGATATGTTCGTATTGATCTGTGCGAGCTGGACCGGAACACCAAACATCGCATAATGAATACCTGGATAATATGCTCCTACGACATTAGCAAGAATCAGCGACGCCAGACCGGTTACAAGGTCAACTTTTACGATACACGTTAACTGCGACGAATCCTGCAGCTGCACGCTGTCGAGTGCAAAGGAACCAAAAGGACCGACGGTCAGTGTATATTTAGCATACGGAGCGACGTTACAATAGACGCCGCGAGATGCAGCCTGCGGATGCTTTGGAATCGTGATCGTAAAAGTTCTGTCGACTGTCTGACTTTGTGATTTAAAAGGATATGCGGTGATGCCTGAAATCGTCCACCATCCCAGCTTTAGCGCCCTTGTTACGGAAGTGTTCGCCATAATGCCGGGCCCAAAGGGGAACCATAGGCAGGATACAATGTATTCGAATGGATTGATAAACGCTTTCTGGAGATTTTTCGACATTTCAGTGATATCGATATTCATCCAGTCAGGATTCGAGAGCATGTAGTTCATCAGAGCCCTCATCTGCGTATAGGGAAGAACATAGTAATCGACCGCCGCGCTGCTTCCATATGTTTCTGCTGCTGTTGCGGAGCTTACGACTCCCAGCACGAAGGACCCCGAAAGAAACGCAGTTTCAGAGGCGTCAGACCAGGGCGCCGGTGACGCGTCTGTAACTCTGGTGATCGTGCTGATCGCTTTAGCCGGATACAGCGAATCCATAACATAGCCATCATATGCGGCGCTGCTGCGTATTACATACTGAGAGGATGCTCCGATATTTGTTTTCCATGAGGCCAGAACATCGATCCTCAGAGTCGCGATCCAGAGACCGCGCTCCCAGGTCCAGTTTGAGACCCAGTAAAAGCGTTTGAAATCTGAAATGTAACAATAGTTAAAATCTGGAGCAGTCTGCTGATATCCGTTGATCTCAATTACCGGAGACATGATCGAGCAGGGCCGTTTAATTTCGCAATCAAAAGAAACGCCAGAAGATCCGGGGCGCTTTGTTGAGTTTTCTTTTTTGCTGAATGTATAAAATGTAACCTGAATCATGCTGCCTCCTTTTACGGAAGGCCGGAGCGCGAGAAAAGATAGAACGCTCCGGCCTGAGTGGATATCTAATTAGTCGAGCTGCAGGAGAACGGCGTTTTCTGTGAAATCGTTCCAGTAGCGCGCTGTCTCGAACCAGTGCATGTTGGTGTATCTGCCGCGGCCGTTGCGGTCCTGTGTGGTCGCCTGATCACTAAAGGTTACGCCGATCGCTTCTTCATCGAAGACCAGGCCGAAGATACCGTTAACAGTCTGAGCTGCATTTGCTGTCTCAAGAGTTCCGTCCGCTTTCATGTAAGTCGGAGTAGCGATCACGGAAAGCGGTGAATCAATAGCCTGCCAGTAGGCGACGGACTCATGATCCGCGAGCTTCAGGTATTCATCGTTGTAAACGCTGGACATGACGGAAGCGTCGATCAGATTCTCATAAGCTGCGCTGAGATACATTTTCATTCTGGACGCAGGTGTATGACGCATGACTGCTTTTCCGGTTACATTCATATGATATTTTGCGCTCCGGTTGCTCATCATGAGGGCGAGTGTCTTGATGAAGGATACGGCCCACTTCATGAAAGGAACGAAGTTCTGCGGCTCGAGAACAGTCTGAGCAGTCAGAGAAGTTCCTGCGACCGCGTTGTATTCGGTTACCAGGTGCAGCACGTTAGTAGAGTCGCCTGCGACTTTACCGGTGATCATGTTAGCAAGCGCTCCGCGCTCCAGATCCTCACGGTACTGTTCGAGCTGATCTGATACGTTGCTCATGATCATAGAGACGAAGTTTCCGAAGTTTTCCGGACCTTCAAAAGCCTGATCGAGCTGTGTATCAAAGATCGTAATGGTTTTGGAATAGGTATCCTGACCGTAGAAGTTGGTCTGGAGGACGCCGGGCTTCCTTACGATGAAAGGATCGATAGACTGGCCCTCGACGAGTTTATACGCTTCGTTTTCAAAAGCTTCACCGTCGACCGGGGAAAGCTTGCGGACATGGTTTCCCCATTTAATGTTATCGACCTCAAGGCCTGCGAATTTACGCTCGTAGGGCCTGACAGAGAAGATGGTCCTGCTGAGGACCTGCGAGATCGCGTTCAGGACCGTATCATAGCCGGTCTGAAGCGTGGTTGTTGCGACGGTGACAAAATCGCTTGTATTGATGTTTGCAAGCTGAGCCTGACCGGTCGCCTGAGACTGCACTGCATTCAGAATCGTTGCGATCTGTTCAATGCTTAGAGAATTTGCTGCCATGTTAAAACCTCCTTATTTGGCTTTTATAGGGTTGATGATCGTAGCTAAAATATCATCGACCGTGTCCGGTTTTCCCCCGGTTCCTGCCTGTTCCGCTCTCAGGATATTCGACGCCTGAAGAGCTCTTGTCAGAGTGTTCATCTGACTTGTCAATCCCTGCATTACATTCAAAAGCTCAGTACTGTTATCGACCGGTTCCGGTGCAGGGGCTGCAGGTTCCGGAGCAGGGGCTTCCGGTTCCGGTGCAGGGGCTTCCGGTTCCGGTGCAGGGGCGTAAACGCTGGCTGATGCGATCTGCAGGATCTCTTCTTTTGTGAAGCCGGCGTCTACAAGTTTCATTAGATCTTTAGAATTCATTTTAAACTCCTTCTCTCTTTATGGTTTAAAACCGTATTTTGACATTTCAGTTAATGTAATAGGGCCTATGAATCCGTCCGGATCAAGGCCGGTCCTGCGCTGGAATTCAGCGACAGCAGCTTTGAGATACCGGCCATAATAAGGACCGAGAACCTTTTCCTTTGCATATAACGGAAATGTTTTATGAAACCATTCAGCGATATGTTCTACTTTTTTGTTCCGGTCTCCCGGAGCAAAATATCCGCGCTCCGGAAGATAGTTGAGGATATCTTCAGAGGGTTCCGGTTCCGGTTCATCTTCCGGAAGATAGATGAATCCCTGGAAGATCAGGCCGGTTCCCGGCCAGGCGTAGCCCGGCAGAAATCTCCTGGTATAGAAATAAGTTCCGGAATAGTTGGATCCGGAGCATACGATCACGCCATTATCGAGGATCTCTTCTACGATCATGACATGACCGGCGCCGTCGTAGTGAACGCCTGCAGCGCCTTTACGCCAGCAGATCACCGCTCCAAGCTCCGGAGTCTGACCCTTTCGCAGAGTTGTCGAAGGGTACCAGTTTTCAGCGTCAGTCGTCGGCAGCGGCGCTTTGCGCTTCAGGATCTCGCGCCATCGGCCCCATGAATAGCCGGTACAGTTTGGCAGGACCGACCCGGTCCTTTTATTTATTGTAATACAATAGTTATATCCGCCGTAATCGTTGGAGATCCAGTTCAGATCAGTTTTATCCGGCGCCTCCAGGCGCGGAACGAAATCATTCCGGGCTATTGTCATTTTTCTTCAGCACTCCGTTAAAATCAAGTCGGTCGAGAATACGCTGCATGACCAGCGTGTTATTGTTGATCGCTGTGGACCATTTCTCAGAGTCTTCTTTATGCTCTTCGCGCTCTTTGACCTGCAGCCAGAACATCGCGATAACACAAGCGATCGGAAAACCCAGAGATCCGATAAGACTGGTGATTGTATTCAGATCCATATGTAAAACCTCCCGGTATTATTTTTAAGATGAGGGATAATGTAGCGCTGTCCTACGGGATCAGGGCTTCCGGCCCTTCAGCTGCGATCCCTCCCTCATTTTTAAGTTTAAACGATTCGGAGTATTTGTCAATCTTATTACACTTTGTAATATTTTTCGAATAGCGCGACTGATTTATAGCTGTCGAACCGGACGCCTCCGTCAAGATACCGAGCCCATAACCGGAAGTATTTACGCTGGAATCTTGCGAGATCCGCGTATCCGTCGGAATACTGTTCTTTTACTTCGCTCTTAGATGAGCATACATACCATTCAGATCGTGTTTTATGCCGATAGATATAAAGAGATCCGACGCGAACTTTTGGTATATACTCTGACAGTTTGCGCTTCTTAACGTACGCGAAATCATTCAGAATAAATTTGTTCGAGATCGCCATTTTAGCAAATTCTTCTGACACGTTCATATATAACGCTGTTCCGCGCTTTGCTTCCGATATCGGGCTATGCTGCGATATGATCAGAAGAATATCGTTCCGGATATAGATCTCTTCATCATTCAGAAGCATGTTTTCAGCAGGCTCGATAAGATCATAATACATGAATATATCGTTCGCGATATTCAAACTGTTTGCAAGACAGATCATTTTAACCGGCGGCCGGCCTTTCAGTTCTCTGTTTCTGTTGATCGTTTCGTAAGCATTAGCAAGCGCCATACCTTCAGCTTTGATCTGTCTGACATGAGGCTCTGTAATGAATTCGTCATAAACGATGTAGTCATAATCATCCAGGGAAATACCGCGCAGCGACGCGATAGCTGTCAGGGCTGTGATCAGACAGATCTCTTTTCCATCCGGACCGTAGCAGACATGGATCTTCCCTTCAGCCATCGTCCGGAAGACCGGTGAGATCTCCCGGTCCTTAAAATTCGGCATGAGCTGCGACGTGACCGGATCGGCCTGCAGCTTCGCTTCGACCTGCGTCCGGCGCAGGTAGATAAATTTAAGATTATTTTTAATAAAGTAATCTATTACTCCGTAGCTCTTTCCGATCCCACGGCCTCCGATGATAAATTGATAGATAAACGGCGACTGGATGATCGAATCCGCGTCGAGCCATCCTTCCGGCTTATAAATATTCATCAGTATCCTCCTATGAGAAACGGCCTCCGGCGCGCACTCCGGAGACCGCTTCTAACAATACTATTAAAACATGAGGGAAACTCATGCGTTAATATCGACCCAATCGATCGAGAGCTGATCGCGTCCGTTGCGATCCTCATAGGGCCGGATCTTCATACCGCACAACCCTGCATTTACAGCCTCGACCGCTTCCTCGCTGTCAATAATGGACTCAACATCTTCGAGCATATGCTTCGGAAGGTTGACATAACATTCATCCAGCGCGACCAGACCCTGAGGTCCGAATTTTGAGCTCTTATTGACATAAAGAGCCCGGACCGGATACACGACCTCCAGATCGCCTTTATTGATCTGCAGCAGCTCTTTCAAGCTGATGTATGAGAAATCTTTCTCCGGTTTAAAAGTGAATTTATTGCCTTTATTCAGATTCGAAAACTTGAAACTCATTATTAAAATCTCCTTCAATGTTTAAATAGTTATTGTCGTGTAAAGATGTGCGCCTCTTCACCTGTTATTTTAATTCAATATGCTTGCATTGTCAACGTTCAAAGTGCAAAGAAAAACGAATATCTGTATTGCATAGGAAATTGATCAGCTTAGCATAGTCGAGAGTCAGATCCAGCGTATAGGTTGAATCCTGGATATAGATATTGCTGGTGATCTTCAGGATCCGGCCCATAAAGCTGACATACTGAGGCTCCAGATCATCATTATATATGGATTCCGTTCCTGCAGACTTTGTAAAAATGAAGCCCTGTTTAAAGTTCTCAAGCGTTCCCAGCTCCTTCGGGCCCTGTTTTTTGCTTACGCCTGCCAGTGTTAAATGAAGACCGTCCTCGCATTCATAAGCATATTTTTTCGCGCCCATCGTTTTGAATCGAAGGATCGGCAGATCCGCGTCGTTTTCAAAGACTCCCATATAGTGCCTGACTCCGTGCCGGTCCACTGCGCTGAATTGATCGTTCCGATACTCATCATTCAGAGCATCGAAGTTGTGCATATAATCACCTACGAATTTAATAGAATCGGTATCCGTATAAATAAAAGCCTCCGGAGGGATACAATTCATACCGCGTTCAAGTTCCAGCCTCGCATAGCAGGTACACCAGACGCCCCACTGATACGGCAGCCAGCCGGTCGCGTGATATTCTTCGATCAGTTTCTCAAGTGGCTTAGAATAGTCCTCCAGCAGATCGCCGGTACTGTCGTCATATATAAGCTCAGGCTTACAGGGATTCTGGACGCACATGCCGTACAGTGAATTAAATTGATTTTTGCGTTTCCCATACGCGTACTCATCGACGCCTTTAAGCTGCGTTTTATCCCGGTATCCCTTCAGGACCAGTTCCCTGAATTTCTCCGGCAGCCAGATCTTCCGGGCCGTAAACAACTTTATGATCTCATACTCAAAAGAATACTCTGACGATATGATCTTAAAATCGATCTCTGTGATAGTCATCTCCACACCGTCGGCCTGCAGGACCCGGCCATTATCAAAGACGCCGTTATTGATATAATCACATTTCGCGCGCGAAATATACGGACAGCCCCATAATTCATTCTTCAGGCGCAGGTCTTTCATTCTGACAGTAAATAAGCACGCTTTATTATACCGGAGCGCCAGCTCGAAATCTTTCGGATCACGTTTCACGAATTCGGCCGGATATTTGTTATTAACCAGCTGAAACGGATAACTTGATGAAATATCGATAGAATTGATCGGATATCGTTCACTGGCTTCGATGATCCGATTCGAGTTGTACCGGTTCGCATGCGTATTACCTCCCCGGAAGGCCCGGCGCAGCATTTCAAAAACTTCGAGATCCGGCAGCATGGGCTTAATGTATTTCTTATATCCCTGCAGCGCCTCGCGCGCTTCCTTCCGGATATATCCGGTCGACGTCAGAGGAATCGTATACAGATCATCTCCGTCGAGATTCATTTCCTTTTTCAGCGCCTGCACCAGGCCTTTTACGTCGTTGACACAATATTCCAGCTCGCGATCTGACAGCGGCGTATCACTAAAGCGGTACTTTGAATAGTCGAAATCATGAAGCTTTTTATTCTCGATATCCATCTTTTGCAGGAATTTATCCAGCGACATATTGCTATGCAGATAACTGCAGCGGAATTCAATACGACCGGACCTGAAGCGCAGGATCTTCCGGATATCCAGCGCCATCACATCGGATATCGGAATGATCGACTTCAAAAACTGAAATTCAAACGATAAGTTATGAACGTAGCAGACCAGGATCTCATCATCCTGCAGCTGCTTATTGATCCCGGAATAAAACTGAACAAATTCATCCCAGGTCCTGCCGATTACAGTCTGATCTTCTATCTGAAATTGCCAGATATACATGACGGCCTGCTTCAGTTCCCGGATCGACGTCGTTTCAATATCAAAAGCGGATACAGCGTCTTTATAAGACGCCTTTCCGCTTCTTTTATGCCGGCCCTTTTCCTGGACCGGCATATCGTGAAGTATGGTATAATCAAAGGTTTTACAATCTAATAGCATTGTGCGCGCTATGCTCCTTATCTGTCCTCACGCCATTTCGAAATAGACGGCAGCCGCAGCTGCTCAATATAGCTGGAGGGCTTCACATATTCATAGTTCAGAGGCCTCGCGCCTTCAAGCTCTTCCGCGTGTTCGATCCAATAGTCATAATTCCGGAGAAACTGACCAGGATCCAGGTTCAGGCGCTGCGCTTCTTCGAAGAGTTTGACCGCGCGATCTGAGACCGTTTTCCAGACTTCCTTTAAGCGGTCCTGCATCTGTCCCAGAAATTCGCCGATATTGTTGAATTCTTCCTCCGACAGATCACGGTTAAGCGTCTCAGAAAGCGACTGCCTGCGCTTATTTTCCTGCTCCTGGTAGGTCAAGGCGCCCTCAACCGTCGACCTGGAAGACAGCAGATAATTCTCCATCCTGGCCATTTCAGCGAGGAGCTGGCCCCTGCTTTTGATCGTCTTCAGAGATCGGAAGCCCTGCGCGAAAGATTTGGAAAAAAGATCAGAGTGCCCTCGCTTCTCAAAAGATTTTTGCCTGGATCGGATCACTTTCCTCAGATAGTTGTAATCGGATCTGAGCTGTTTTTGAGTAAGATCCGACTCCTCTAACAGTGTCCGATTAAGAATACTTTTCAATCTGCCTTTGGCCATTTCTTATACCTCTTCTGTCTGTTCAGATCCACCAGGATCAGGTGCAGCAGATACGCCTTGATATCCTTGTCACGCGATTCGATGAAATCGATGATCTCAGACTCTTTTTCACGGTTCAGCCGGAAAGAAAAACTCTTATAATTGTCTCGATTATACTTGAGTCTATCCAATGTCTACACCTCCATACTTTTTATGTAAAGCATCCAGCGCCTGACTGTCCTTTACACTGCGATATTTAAGTTCCATTTTTACAACCCACTTATACCAGGCATACTCGACAGGATCCTTCGATGAGATCTCGTCCAGATCTCCGAAAAGAATAGTAGATCCGCGTTCCAGCGCGTTCAGGATCATCTGCAGATCTTCACCATTTAAGCGGATCGTCCTGGTAACGATCTCTTTTCTGCGATCGATATTATAGCTCATCTTCTTTTCTCCTTTCAAAACAGGAAATAATCAACTGTGTTTGAAAAGTTAATGCATAGGCTCTGCGGTGTAATCATGTGCTCGGAAGCCTCTCCGATAATCCTGTGCCCATATGTGAATTCTTGAGTTTTGGAAATCAGTATCTCAAGAGCCTGCTCCTCGTTCTCTGCTTTTATAAATCCATATCTTGCTCTCTTTGCATAAGACCATGTCGCATGGTATAGTTTCATACTCATTATTCGTCACCTCCATCAGTCATCATTAAAAGAAAGAATAAAACAAGCTGACCGATAAAATAACCTAAAATAAAACTCATAATAAATGGTCCTCCATAAAGCATACCAAAGCATACATACCGATACCACCGGCAACGATCAATAAACATACTGCATAAAACATTTTACGCCTCCAATGATTCGATCAGATCATCAAGATCCGAAGGTTTATGTAAATCAGAATAATAAAGTTCAAGACCAACCAGCGCAGAATCGAACTGCACTTTACGATGATCATCCGGATCGATCACGATCTCGCAGTCGACCAGGTTATCCTCCGGATCACGAAAACATAGAACAACATGATTCGGTTCAGACGGCCGATGAAACCATACCGAAAGATCAAGATCTTCTACTTTAGTATACCGGCTCAAATATCGAAGCGCCGCGCGCTTCCAGTTCAAAGGGATCGAGTTCATTTTTAAACCTCCATGTAAAAATAGTATTGTTTGATTCTATTATATGCTAGCAGATATACAGAGTCAATATGCTAGAATAAATTAGCACTCAGAGGTGACGAGTGCCAGAAAACGGGGAAAAGTATGCTTGCATCCCCCTTCAGCCTGCTTT